GGTGAATGGTCCGATCTTGATCTGCCGGATAAACTCCCTCAATGGTGAGGTGCGATCTGATATTGACTGCGTACGTCCAAGCTCTACTATTGTCATAGCGTCAGGATAGACTCTATCCCAAGAGCGTCGGATAGCTCATCAAGCGCCTGCTGCTGCTCAACTTTTCTGTAAGTCACCAGTTGATCTTTAATCTTTTGTCTGTCCATTTTCTTCATTCTCCTATGTTAGAGTTATATATTCTCAATCTCCGTTATGATTTTCTCGGCCTCCGTTACACTCAAGCCAATTCGATTCAGCATATTACCGGGAAGGGGTCCCCAATGCTGCTGATACCAATCTTCTCCCCGTTCCTCGTCACCCTGGTTTATCACCCGATATACATCGTTTGTAATCCCATCGGCCTCCACAGAGAGTGGAGCGGTTACATACCACCCTTCGTGCCCATCTATTACGGCGCGAAGAACCTCTTTTGTTCTTTGTGGATCAATCTTCTTTGAGTTTAACACATCATCTATTGTATTTAGATGTTTTGGATACCCTTTCATTCTGTCCTCCTGCTTAAAATCTATAATTATAAAAACTACAACGGCTCCGCGACGCCCCGACCGCCGCTATGCGAATTCAGATACAGCGCGGGAATATCCCAAGCCGAACCGCGCGAACCGCAGCGCGCCCCGCCGTCCCAAAGGCCCCCGAAGCGAGGGCGGTTAGGTGCTTCGTAGTGTTCTCCTGCTACATTGCTATCGTTTCCGTCATAAGCGTTGGCCCCAGCTCGGACCAACATCAGTAGTCGCACCAGCCTCACGACCCCATTGCCAGAGAACGCCAGCTGCATCCTCTACACCGATGAGCGAGACAATCCGCTTGCCGTCAGTTGCGCTATGGCCTCCGGTAGTACCTGGATCTGCAGACCCGGATATATTCACCCCCTGCGGAGATCCGAGTGAAAACTGACAAACTCATCCTGCCGGGGAAGAAGTTTTTTGCCGTCCAAACATCTGCGAGAATCGGTATTGGTGCCACCCATTACTACCATCTGCAATTGTGCCTCCGTTTACACTCTGCAGTACCCCGCTCGACTCGTTTGCAAGATAAATATCAATCCATTTATCACTGCCCGGGTTATACACCATCCCTTCCGGGCTGCTTGCCGGTCGGTGAAGCAGATCCCATATAGAGAAGGGAAGAACGTCCCCTGCCACATATCCCTCTAACCAGTGCTGTGTACCGCTGATCGTATGGGATACATACGACTCATCCACCAGCGCAATGTCATCGACCGAATTGACGTACCCATAGGTGTTGGTTCCGATGGCTGCGCATAGACAGTGAAACCCACCGATTTTTCTAGACGTATCTGCTGTGTAACCTGTTGGAATGGTGCTGTTTGCCGACAATTTAAGAACCGGTGCATTGCCTTCCGCAGGCTCACATGCATAAATGTAAAAATCCTTGCCTGCCCTTGTGTCCGCCACGGTATAATCTGTTGGGGAGGTTGTGTCCCAGCTCCCTGATACCCCCACGTCGAGCGTGATACTTACGTCGATATGAAGTAGTTTCCGATTCACATCAATCGCCAAATACGCAGGGGATACAATGCTTGTGCGCGCTGTAGTATTGTTTGAAATAGTCCACATGCGTGATCGGTCGTACATATTAGGCGGAACATACGTAACCAAGTCAAGGTCACTATTGAGCGGCACCTCTCCCGCTGTTGTGCCGGTATCAACAATGGAGGCTGTGCCTAAGTCACTATTGAGCGGCACCTCCCCCGCCCCCGTGCCGGTGTTCTTTGATGCCGCTGTGCCGACCGGGGATTTATAACTTATCCCGGCGCTCGTCGGTAGGACGTGGATCAGCTCCGTACCGTCAAACGCCCCTGGTAGCCGTTCCGCTCTATCTGATATTTTTTGATCTGCCATTTATCCCTCCTCAATTAGTATCGCTGTGATAGTGTTTGTCACTGTCCGCGGATCCGGTGCTATGCTAAGCACCTTGCACCGCCACAGCCCGTAGAATGGCCGACCCATATTTATCGGCTCATCCGGTGTTATCTCTATAGTAACTATATCATATATCCGTAGAGTAAGATACTCAGATCCTACGACGGTAAACTCACCTATCCCACGGATACGATCAAACCGCGCACGCACGTACTCGGCTCGCTCCTGTGCGTCTGAGGCCACCGTTAAAATAGTATCGTATGTTTTACTTGGCTGCTGCTGGTATATCTCGATTACATCATCACGACTTGCATCATCGACTACCCGGCTCATCAGCTCATCATCAACATAACTTGGATTGTAATTAACTATCACCTCGGCTGCGAGCGTTTCGCTGTTTGTGGCAATATTCATCGCATCGCGATTATTAATCACAATATTAGGTATATGCATCGCAACAGCACGATCCTCGTTATCAACCCGGATCGTCATGCGTCCGTTAGGTGTTATCTCATAGCGGAAACCCACGTTTGCGCCGTTCTGGAGATCGCTAATCATCTCAAACATTTTAATCTCGCCATCAATATAGTAAGCTCCAGTTGATATTGCCGTCTCCTCCGCCTCCCATTCGGTTGTAACATAATTACTCTCTGTATACGTCGCCCCAATAAACCGTTCAGATGCATCCTTAATAATATCCGTGATGTGCGTTATCGCTATGCCAGTCGGTGCGACAAGTTTTGCTTTAAGTGCCCGTGTCCCATCTCGCCCGTCTGTGGCCGTCAACTCAAACTCACCTGTAGCAAGTGATATTGAGTCCGGTGTCTTTGGTCCATCCCATACCCCGCTTTCAACCTCAACATACACATCTCCAAGCACAGTAAGCAAGAGGGCTGCCCGGTATTTTACACCACCACTCTCAGCCTCGTCGTTAGTTATGATAGCCGGTATCTCGCGCGCCGTACCCCAGAGCACTGGGATAACTTTACCCACCGTTGTATCTTTAATATCAGGATAATCCTCAGCCTTAAAGCGCTCCTGTGGTATGGATACGTTTTGCGCTTTGCGCCTATCCTGGACTCGTAGCGATACCGATTGTAGCGAGATATCGTAGTCCTCCACAAATAGACTTGCTAACTGTACGAGGTCGCTCTTGGTGTAAGTCCTCTGATTATCGGGCAAGTAGTGCATCAGCACATTGTTTCCGTAGACAGGCAAGTCTTTCAAATTGTCCAACCGGCCGTCTTCATTCGACAACTCTATACTCCCGGTGATAAGTGATAGCTTGTTATAGTTCTCGATGTCCTGCTCCTGCTCGATACCCGGCGACGACTTAACAAGTGGTAGGTAGGAGAGGCCGTCGATATAGACCAACTTACCATCACAATAGCCCTCGGATACGCCAAACAAAAGTACCGTAGTAAACGGATTGTCACTTGGCGGGAGGTGCAGGTATAGTCTCTGCGCTGAGCTGTCCCAAAAAAGATTGCTGCTCGTCGTCCATATCGGACACGGATAGCTTGCGAGCGTACACAGCACCGAGCAGATCACGCACTCCGGTAATGTTTACCAGCGGCCTGTCTGACTCATCAAGGTCGGCGGAGATGTCGAGTATATCTGAGTCCGGGGTGAATGGTCCGATCTTGATCTGCCGGATAAACTCCCTCAATGGTGAGGTGCGATCTGATATTGACTGCGTACGTCCAAGCTCTACTATTGTCATAGCGTCAGGATAGACTCTATCCCAAGAGCGT